TGTGCCCTTGCAGCGTTCTGTAAGGCAGTGATAACGGCACTATCCTCGATGATTACCCACTCAAAGGCATTAGTGGTAGAGTTACGAGAGAAACGCCAACAATAGCCAGTCGCATTATTGGTAAAAGTATCGCCTAAGTGGGCTATCTTATCGTTATCAGTAGTCCAATCCGAATATGGTGCTACATTCAACGGTGTTGTTGATGTCGGAGCACCCTGCGAATCTACGGCTACAGGAGCGTAGTTATAGAACCACGACTCAATCTGTCCGTCAATCTGGTCTTGAAGCCCGTCAATCAAGCCGCGTACCTCAGTATCATCGTAGCTATCATCGCGTTGGTGACTCTGTACCAAGGTATCAAGCTCTTGGTCGCTATTGGTAAACTCTACGTGAGCCTTGATATTTAAAGCAGGGTTATGTTGCTGAGTACCATCGTCCTGTTTGTACTCAATGAATGTGCTTCTATCTCTTGCACCGATATAGGCATCACCATACACCTTCATATCAGCCTTACCAGTAGCCGAGTTATAGCCGATGGTAATCTGATTCTTGTTGTTCAGCACGTAAGGGTTGGTAGCATCAGAACCGATAGACTGATAAATCTGATACGATGGTGCATTAGTACCGCTTACATACTCGATGATTGCGCCTTGACGTGTTTCATCAACAACACAACCAAGCATACAAATATCATCGTGGGCTTCTGGAACGTCACTGCCACTCTCGAAACTCAATACACTCTTTGTCTGAGTAGAACCACCCTGACCCTCGTAGGTTATCGTGGCCATAATAGGATTACCACTTGCGTTGTGAGCGTTACTGAGGTCAATCCAAGCCTCTCCGTCAGTAGTAGTAGTATTGCCAGTATTACGACCTGTCACAACGCGCCAGTAACGCTTTGTTACCAACGTACCATCTACTACGTCCGAGTGCTCGCAGAAAGCTAAGTCACCAATGATGAACTGATTCTCAGCTTTCTTTTCGCCATCGTCAACACGCCAGTAGCAACGGAAGAAATCTGCCTCGCTTGCATTGTTAACGATTGTTTCAGTTCCGCTAACAACCTTGATATACTCAACTCGCGAAGCATTGAAGCCCTGTGCAGGTGATTTGATTCTATTGCCGCTTTCGTGGCGATACTCGCGAATAACAACGCTGTCAAAGTAAGCACGCATACGAGCGTAGAGGGTATCAACTACCAGCTCTACCTTTCCATCGTTATTCATACGGAGCACACCGCCCTCGCCAAGAATATCTGGGACGAAGTTTGCACCTACCTGCAAGCCTTTGAGCATAGTAATGTAACCAGCCGCAGTATCATCGTTCAGCTTTGACAGAAATTGAGCACCACCAAAGTTATTGATAAGCGAACGTACCTGTTGCGCTGTAAGGCCAGTAACACCGCTATTGACGTTGATAGCACCACTGATAACAGAGTCAACCTTATTTTGTATCTTCTGGATAGTGTTTACTTGCTTTTCGTCACGAAGTGTTATCTCATAGGTAGGTATGCCGTTATCGCCATTTTCCTTAATCGTAAGAACGTCAATAACAATGCTTGCATCAATACCCATATCGGCATCAGCGAAAACGAACACGTCACCAGCCTTTAATGTATCATGCAGTGAAACTACACCCTGACTATTAATAGCTGTGTCGTGCTGCCTCTGCATGAAGTTCTTATCTATCTTTGGCTGATAAGTAAAGCGAGGTGCTTCATTCTTCTGTAGTGCATCAAGTGCAGCACCAAGCAACTTGACAGCAGCAGCCTCAATATAGGCATCTGGCATCTGAATACCAGTCAACACATAGTGGTCACCACTTGAAATCTGGAAGTCGCAGTACGGGAAGAAGAGATTGAGATTTTCGTCCCTCTCTCTCTGTACCTCGCAAACCCATCGTCCGTTAGAATCCTGAGTAGGTTTTGAGGCAAGTTTAAAACTACGTCCACCACACATACCGTCCTTCATGTCGATTGAGGCGTTTTCCTCATAAACCTCGGCCAAGTCAAAGCCAAGGTCAGGAAGTGTGATATGGAAATTCGGTACTTCTACGCTTGAATCGTCATAAACACCACTATCCTCTATCTGGTCAGCAGCATAAACAGCATCAATACGGACGTTATTATAGGTCATACCCTCAATAGTCGGGTGTATATCATCAGTATCGTTGCTACCATCAAAGTAGATAGATGCTGGACGTACACCGTACTGAGCCTTATTCAGTGAGTCGATATATGGACGGTGTGGCTCTTTTGAGAAGTATGCAGTAATGCCGTGATAGGTTGCAAGTCCTGTAGCATCGTCATACTCAGTACCAGAATCTCTATGCGCCTTTACCCAATCGTACAGAGAGGTATTAGGGAACATAGGAAGCATCAGGCGCGATACGGCCATATTCTCAGGAAGAGCACCCTGAGTATAGTCCTTGCGGTCAGTTGGCCACATATCACGCTTGACACCTTCGGTAATATACACCTTCGCGTTAGCGGCAACAGAAGCAGCCGTACGCAAGTTCAGATTAATCTTTCCCGTAGTGCCGTTAATGTAGGCTTTTGCATTGTATGATGTATCTCCAACCTTTGCAACAACATCGGTTTCGCCAGAAGAAAACTCGTGTACAAAATACTCTTTCTTGAAATCTACATCAATCTGTACAACACCGTCCGTAGCCGCATTAACGGCCAGACCGTAAGGAAGCATATTGATAGCAGAATAGTAATGCGATGGCAGGTTAGTTTCAGAGCCATAGGCACGTAAACGGGTTACAATCTGCTGTGACGAATCACCTATCTTCTCAATCTCTTCAAGACCATTGCCTTTGCCGTACTGGAAAGTGTTGGCCGTGAATACGCCAGCAGTACCGACAACAATTACCTTACCTCTCACAATGAAGTTAAGGCCGAAATCATCATGTACCTTTGTTAGCGCATCCCAGCAGGTTATATTATCAACAGACTCGGCAACACTCTGTTTTCCGTATGGGTCAGTTCTTGGAGTTAAGTCTGGGTCAATCCATTGTCTGTATGCAGCCTCAAACGCAGCAGCTCTACCAACGACAGAACCGCGCTGATAGTTGCGGACAGTATTTAATCCGATAATAATCCACTGGTTCGGATATAAATCTTCGAGATTAGCCTGAATCCTGTCAAGCAAATCATCAACACTCTCGCAGTAGAACGGGTACGTAGGCAGCGATGTGTAGTGTACGTTATTATCAGATAGAACGATGTCATTAAAATCACATCGTACTATTTCGTCCTGTGAACCGACAAACTTAATTCCGTCATACACAAAACCCTCGCCATAAGTACCACTTGTTGCCCTCTTTATAACGTTGGGGTCATACTCTATTGTATAACGCTCGTTTCTGTAGTCGATATAGTCACCAACTGTAAAATTGATTGGTTGTGCGCTTTTAACAGTGACGGTCAGATAACATTCTGCCATCCATTCGTCGTGAAGTTCCAACTCTTTCACGACTGCCTTTGCGACACCGTTCTTGCTATATATAGTCCAGCTACCCATAATTATGTCATTTAATGCGGCAAATATATAATTTTAAAGCATATTAGCAAAAATATTAGGGGAAAATTTAAGTTATATGCGATATTTTTATATTTTTGCCCACGATATAATAATATAATAACATCGCTGTTTCAGGATAGCAGAAAATTTAAACGAATATGGCTGACTTGGGGACACTATGGTTTGGTGCAGATATTGACCTTACCAAATTACAGCAAAAGATTGCAAGTGGAAACCAGAGCGTTCTTGATGCTCTAAAAATGGATTACGACCCTCAGAGTTATAATCAGATGGTTAGTAAGCTGAAATCACAGCTTGCGGCAGAAACGTTTGAAATCAAACTGACAGCGAACACGCAGCGTATAGTTCAGAGTATTAAGGAGGCTACCAAAGGTGGCGATATAAACGTTACTGGCCTCGACAAGCTGAGTGACAAGATACTAAGGCAAGCCGCACTTGTAAACGACCTGAAAGCAAAAGAAGCGGAGCTTAATGCAGAATACCAGAAGTATGGAGGCACTACCAGACAGAATAGACTACAGGATGCAAGGGCTGAGTTAGCAAAAGAAAAGGCCGCATTAGATACACTTATAGCTACAAGAAAGGAATACAACCATGCGACTGCGGAGGCTGCCAAAGCGAAACGCACCGCATCAAAGGCTGCAAAGGAGCTTGAAGGAACAAGTTTGCGACTGAATACTACACTGGCTGGAGGTATTCACATTTCCACACAACTCGGTTCTGCAATGAGTAGTCTTTTTGCAGTTCACGCAGCACGTCAGTTCTTAGATAACGTCATTGAGATTGGAGGTCAACTTGAAAAGCAGCGTATCTCAATGGGTGCAATCGTTGGAGATACAGCAAGAGCAAACGAACTGTTTGAGAATATCAAGAATCTGGCAGTAAAATCTCCATTTGGCGTTGTTGAACTTGACCAATATTCTAAGCAGTTGGCAGCATACGGAATAGAGCAAAGCGACCTCTTTAATATGACAAAGAGGTTGGCTGATATTTCGGCTGGAGCTGGTCAGGACATTAGCCGTTTGGCTCT